GGTACGACAGGAACACCAGCAGAAGATTCAAGCACAGTAAAGTTGCCACCAGTTGACTTGAACACACGATTGTTTGTTGTCAACATAAGATTTGGTGTTGACCCACTAAAACCATACAGTTTTTGTGGATTCCAAGAAGAGAAAAAAGGAATTGCTGTTGTATTTATTTCACGCATTGCACCACGTGTGAATATTCCACCACGAGGGTCAATTTCGACATTCAACATATCTGGAGACTCATTACGAGCCAACTGAAATTGGTCTGCTCTAAGGTTTAGACCACCAGTAAAGTCGTCATAGCGTTCAACTGATACGTTGCTCATTGTCCAAGTGTTCCACCAAGCGTCTGCAACCAGCGACGCATAGTTGGATACTTGCGACCAGCAGACATAATCACAGGTTGTGCACTTGATGCTTTCATCAAGTCACGACGGGCAAGACCAACACCCTCCTCAAATGAACGCATATACATTGCAGACAACTCTGCATCTTCCTGACGCTGATAAACACGAGCAAGCACAAAATAAGGAAGCAAAGCATGGAACCATTCATCCAAATCAATTTCCTCATCGGCTGAAGTCAGCCAATCATAAGTTGGGTTTCTATAAACCCGAATTGTGATTGGATAAGAGGCATCTGGTTTTGGCCAAAAATGAATCTTATCTTCCCAAATAGAAAAGAAATAAGGACGACTAGGAACATCAGTATTGCCAAGCCAAATCTCTTCCGCATTGTCGTATGAAATCAAAGTCATACGACTCCCAGATGTGCTTGTATCAACAACCGAAATAACTTCACGTATGTCGCCAATGTTTTCAATTGTGTAAGAACGTGTACCAGAAATAGTTGTCATAGTGAAACTTTTCTGAAGATACGGCCACCTACGCTCAAGTGAGTAAATGCGCTGGAAACCCTCACGGGCAAACTGGTCAATTACCGAATCAGGCAAATCCGTTTCATCAAGGTCAGCCATATTTCTGACCTGAGAACGCAACTCATTTAGGGTAATCATTTAGCAGCACCCTGAGACCGCAAATGACCTACACAGAAATCTGTGCCTTTAGCCTTTGGACCCTCACAGGTGTCATCGTTGGCTATACAACGATTGCGACCGATATACGGTGCGGAAGGTGCAGCAATCTTTGCTGTCGCTGTTGGTGCTAAACGATAACCAGTAATTGGTTCACCGTATAGGGCGTGGGCTGGTTTAGAGTTTTTCATCATCCCTTTTACCCCAGTTTGTTACATATAAATAAAAGGGGGGTGGGCCAGAATCGCCACACCCCCCAATTTATCGGCTAGTTACGCAGTCTTTGCGGTAAGTTTGCCTTGCTTTGCTGCGTTACGGCAGGTCAAGTTGCCGTAGCACATGATGAGAGCATAACGTGCATCCAAGTTTTCTGGACGTACGAACTCTGTCTGCTGGAACCACTTGCCTGAGTGACCTACAAGTGAGATGTACTTGCTGTTCAGGAAGAACATTGTTCCTGCTGGAGCATGCACATCGTAGGTTACAGGAGCAGCCTTGAACAACAGGTTCTGGAATCCAGCATCTGCAGTCTTGGTGTCCGTGTAGCGGAGTTGTGGTTGCAACAATGCTTCGTACTTCTCAAACAAAGTCTGAGTTGTAAGAACCATGTCTGGGTGGTCGTTACCAACAGACACGCTGTTGTACGCCGTTGCCATTTGTGCGAGGGTCAAAGCACCTGCGGTGTTTTCCTCGTACGAACGCCAGTACTCGTTGCCTGCAGTTGCACGGTTGATACCGCCAACGGTTCCTGAAGCCTCAACGAGGTTTCCAAGACCGTTCCAGTTCTTTCCGCTGTTGCCGGTTCCGTCACCGAAGAACATCTGGTTGAAGCCTTCACGCATTGACTCTTCAGCCTGCATGATTTTTGCTTCCAACAGGTTGATGATTTCCTGTTCGCCGTTGTTCTTCGCCTCTTCGATACCGCTGATTGCGATGGATGCAGCGTACTGCTTCCATTCGTATTCAGCAGCCGAAATGCCATCTTGTGCGGTCAACGAAATGGTGTCGTAACCTGAGTACGATGCCACAGTTGAGTTCTTGCCGTAGATGAGTGGTTCAACAATCTTCGTACCGCCGTTAAGCATACGAATGCGACCCTTGTCCATCAGGTGGTAGGTGAGTGGGCGTGCGCTGAAAACGTTGTCAGTCAACTGTGCACGATAGTTTGCGAGCGTTGTACTGAGCAACGCATCGAAGTTTGGGTTAGCCATTTGATTTCTCCTTAGTTAGAACGCTAAACACTCATCTGCCGTTTTGCGGCTTCAAAAGCGTCTCGCAATGATGTAATTGGTTTTGCAGACACATCCGCACTACTTGCTGAGGAACCACCACTAACAACTGCTGCTTGACGTTTCGCCTGAGTGACTTGTGTCTGCTCTTGCGCTTTCTTCTCACGAAGAGAGCGGACAGCAGATGCATCCTCATAAACCCGGTCAAAAGCAATTGTTTTGTAGACAGCCTCCAAATCAGAAGAGCCAATGGCGAGAGCCTTGGCTACAACTTCATCAGCGTTGAAGTCCGAACCGTATCTACTTTGAAGCGACTGGATGGTCCTATCCAACTCGTCCATTGCCTTTTGATGTTCAAAGGCTTGAACACGTTGTTCCAAATTCTTGTACTGTTTCTCCACTGGGTCCATGTACAGTTCTTCCTCTTCGGAAGGTTGCTGTCCTACACCGTAGTGTTGTGAAAGCAGGTCAAGAGTTGCCTTCGGGTCTTTTTGCAGGGCTTCCTGCAAAGCAGCACCGAACTGAAACTGTCGCCTTTGCTCACTGAGTTCCTGTGTCTTGCGGGTATAGTCCGCTTGACGCTGGTATCCAGAAAGCGCCTCTTTCAATGGGACTTTCACCTCTTCACCGTTTACGGTTACGGCAACATATTTGTCACCAAATTCGTCTACTGGAAGTAGGTCAATTTCCTCTTGAGTGAGGTTTTCAACTACGTCTTGTGCTTCCTGAAGTTGTCCCTGTTCTTCAACTGGGGTTTCGTCGGCAAAGACTTCATTGTCGTTTATATCGCTCATTACTTGTGAGTCCTCCATGGGTTGCTCTATAGGTATGGTTTAATCGTTACCTTTATCCCAATGATGGGGGTAACTGTGTATTTGGAAGCGGTGAACCGCTTGCCAAAAGTTGTGCCAATATTTCTGGCGGAATATTGCTAGGCATTGGCATTCCACCAGTAGGTGGCATGCCTTCCATTGCCGCCTGTGGCGGTAAACCAGCAGGGATTTCCTGTGGCATTGGTGCTCCCTGCGGTGGCATTGGCTCAGGTGGCGGAGGAGCGCCCTGAGGGGTAATTGGCTGTGCTGGCAACTGTGGTTGCATAACAAATGATGCTGCATTCTTGATACCAAAACCATATTGCAAAACATAGTTAGCCAACTTAGGCATATCAATAATTCCGGCACCAGCAAACGGTGCCATCGCATCAACAACCTGCAACGCCATCTGGCGACGGAACGACTCGTTGACTGGAGCAGTTGAACCACCCTCAACCTCAAAGTCAAACTCACCCTGAATGTAGTCACGGTCAAAGTTCAACCAAACATAGTTTTCTTCCTGACCAACAACACGGACAGCCGCTTCGCCAGTCATGTATTGCTGTGCCAGCATTACAAGACGGCGAGCGCAGTCACCAATTGCACGCTCAATGATTGCCAACTTATCTGAGGCACGAGCGTTGGCGGCATCTTGGGAGATTGCCGCTTCAGTTGCTGTACGACGAATTTCTGGCAAACCACCACGCATGTACTCCGAAACACCAGACACAGTGTTAATATCGTCGGAAATAAGATTCGACTGGTTGTAGAACTCTGGTGGGCTGATTACTGCTGGCATTGGAACAATAACATTGCTCAAACCGTCTTCAGACACAACAGGGACCATTACGTTGTCTTCATCTGATTCAAGTGCTGCACGACCATCAGCGTCAAAAGCCGAATCCTTGTACAACCACTTGCGTGAGAAACGCTTACGATGGTTCATCATTTGAGTACGAGTTTGATTCAATTCCTGCTGAAGCGGTTCAATCGCTTCAAGTTCACCCATTGTGTAGAAGTACTCTGGTACTTCATAGTTGCGCAACATTACAAATGG